GCTGTAATAGTATCGCCATCTGAAAATGAACTTTGTCTTGTATATGCCGTTCCCATGCACTATCTCCTGTTTGCTGGTGTGTAGTCTACATAAAGGCCATTAATGGCGTAAGGCGGATTATCATCGTCTGTTCGTATCCTAAAATTAGCGGTAAATCCAGCACCTTGAACTGCTTGTCTAACCATTGGATCATTAGTTCCGCCAAAGGTTGAAGTAGCAAAAGTACCTTCTCCAAAAAGAGATGGTAAGGGTATTGCAGTAAGAGTATAGTCTGAAGGTTGAGGTCTATTCGTATCCTCATAATCATATCTGACTCTTAGTATAGGCTCTGCCGTACCTTCAGGACTTACAGAAATTTTTACGTAGTTTATACTTTTCCTAGTTCCAAAATCTCCAAAATCATAATTAGGTGTTTCATAAGTTGCTCTTATATCTGCTTCGGTTCCTGAATGAGAAAAAGAATTTCCTGAGTCGTGAAGATATACATATCCATCATTATCTCCATGATATGTTTTCTCAACACCGGCATAGTTAAATCCTGATGTGACTGCTCTACATTGTACTCCTTTAGTTTCTGACCATTCAAACCCATTGCTTGTTAGAGATCCTATAATTCCTTTTGCACCGGCAGCGGTTGTTGAGGAAGTTCCTGTATAAAAAATTCTGTATTGTGATTTTTGTCTAAGAACAACACTTTCCATTACATAACTATCAATACTAGTAGCTATATCAGTTATAATAGGTTGAATTTGACGGCTTACTGAACTAAGTTCTACGTCACCAATTCTTGCTGTTCCTGCAATAGTTCTTACACCGTCTGGACTTAAAAAAACTAAGTCGCCTCCAATTTCTTGAATAGTATGATTATCTAAACAACCTACGTTTTTAGTTACTGGAGTAACAACTACTGTACTCGCATCGTTAATATTTTGAAGTTTATAAATACTGTTCTTACAAAAAATTATTAGGTTTTCTCGGAAAGATCTAAGACCTATAACTTTATCATCAAGTTTAATATTTGCTGCACCAGAGCCATCAAAAGCACTAATATCATTTGTATTGCTATAATAAATTGTATTTGGATTATTGCTATCACCTGCTACAACTAAATGTTTATCATGTATAATACAAGTTATTGGGTATACTGTACTGTCTACTGTTAGTAATTTAGCAAAATAAGTTCGGTTAGTCAAAGCACCCGTGCCTGTCATTTTAAAATAAAAAGGCAGCGTAGCAGAAGCTTCGTCTGTAATAACTAATTCACCATAAATTGAGTCGCCTTCGTAAAGTGCAAAATTACATTGTCCTTGGCTAGTTCTAGCTACCGCATCTCTTCCTGTAAAAGCAGTATGATTATCTCCATTACCCGATACCGAACCCTTATTAATTTGTAGCCACGTTATTCCATCTAAAGTAAAATAAACATTAGTTCCAGAACAAGCAACCAAACCATCTGCATAAACAAAAAGACCTATAATAGCATTAGAGCTATTAGGTCTTGTAGCACTACCACCTCCGAAAGCTGAGAAACCATTAATACGTCTATAGCCCCCATCAGAGTCTACTTCAAAGTTTTCTAGAGTTGTAGCAACTCCAGGTTGTGCAAGCATTTCAAACTGATTTAAATTTTTATTTAAACCTCCTTTGCACGAAACCCCATATGGCATTGACTGCGCCATTATGAAAATCTTATCCTATCATCTTTAAAATAATTTGGAGTCGGGTCCATCAAATGTAATTTCATTGTACGTAACCCACGCTTATAATCTTCCATTGCAAAGGCAGCATTTTGTGAATTGTCTTTAAACTGATGTACATAATATCTTGCTCTATTTATAAGAACAGGTACATATAAGTCTGGAAAAACTATTACATCACTATGTGCAGATAATTCTGTTGGTAAGTCATAGGCATAAAACCAAATACGATATACTTGGTCTGGTATGGGAGATAACCCAAACTTTCTGTTATCAGGGCTTTTAATTACTCTACTTGGTGTTCCTCCCGTAGCTTGATCTGCATCATCTTTATTCTGTCCGATACGGAAATAATCTTTCCATGTTTCTGTACTAGTATATCTTAAATTACGAACAGTATAGGGTGCGCTCTCCCCACTAACACCCACAGTTGTAAGCAGGAAATTATCCCAATCTACATAACTGTAGTCGTCTTTAATACTACTAGCGGCTGTTTTTAACTCATACCAGCGAGTTCCTGAAACGGTTTCAATATATGTATTGCCGTACATAGGATCAGTAGCACCAGATTCTCCAGTAGCCAAAAAAGGCCACTGAGGTTCTTCATTAACCATATCAAGATATGATCGATTAACGATATCTTTTACATGCGTTTGAATACCTTTAGAGTCACCAAAATTAGCAACTGTTAATTCTACTTCATTAAGCTCTCTTAAAAGTTCATTAGATAATTGAAGATAGGTAGTCGCCATTAATTAATATCCTATAGTTTTCATCCGTTGTTCGGAGTTATATTTCATTCCTTGCTTGTGACCGGAATTATCAAACTTATCTTCTAATTCAAAAATACTCTGATAACTTTTTTGACCATCAGGAACTTTTATTCCATCGGAATCAATACCTATTTCACCCAAATCTAGCATCATCTGCATCATTTTATATCCTCCTTAACTTCCTTCTTAAAAATGCGATCATAGTTAGCTTGATAATTTTTTAAACTTTCAGATTCATAGAATTTACCTGTTAGTCCTAAAGTTTTACCTCGTTTATTATCGGACCCTCTTATAAATAAAGGTTTTTGTTCACTTCCTAATTGCGTCATTTTTAAGTTCCTAAAAGGCTTGGAGGCCCCGAAAGGCCCCCGTACCTATTTTCAGGTTAGTCGATTCCGTAGAACGCTGATACGAGAGCGCCGTCTCGCAAAACTTTCGCGCCGTATACGTGTAGACCACGCACAATGTCACCAAAGCTATCAGGATCTCGCAGAACTTCTGTACTAGTAATCGTCTGAGCGGTTGCAGTAGACGAAATATGTCCACCAATACACTTACCAGCAGCATTGCTAGTAGATGCGATATTGTTGGTTTTATACATATTAAATCCACGTAACTTACCAGAACTAACTAGACCGTTCCGAATTGAACCCTGTCCCGCATTATAATCCACTGACAAGAGTTTTGAAGAACTTTGAACAAGAACTTCATAGAACTCTGGATTCGCTAGAAACCAGCGTCCCTCTTCCGGCACATTCTGCTCGTCAAGAAGACGGGCCATGTGTGAAAGAACGTCAATAGGATCATGTTCAGAAGAACCGAAACCAATATCCAAGTTACCAGTACCATCAAAAGTACCAGCAGCGAGGTCGGTTGCGCTATCCGAACCTAGTATGTGGTTAGGACTCGAAGAAGCTACTCCACTAAACATAGTAGCAATTACACCTTCATCGAAAGCATCACGCAAAGCGTAAGCTGCCGAAGATGTTGCCGCTTCACGCCAATTCACATGAGACATTGAAGTTTCAATATCGTCAACCTTGAATTTAAAGGCGTTAGCTGTGTCTACAATCAACGTTATTTCAGCGTCGGTTAGTTTAGTTTGTGTTACATCTGCACCACGTTCATACGTATAAACGGTAATCGATGGTTCTTTAATTATCTTTACAGAATCACCAAACGAAGTAATTTCGCCAGCGTAGTCCGTATTCGTAATTGCTTCCGCTACAGAAGATTTACGAAAAAAGTTTAAAACCTGCTTAGAATAAACAGCAGGCATAAAGAAAGAATTATTCTGGTTACCTACAGAATTACCAAAGTTACCATCAGTATCCGTACTTTGTTCAAAAAATTGGTCTGAGGCATTATAAGCCATAGTATGGACCTCCTAAGTTAGAGTATTATTGTTTTACTACTCTACCTTCAGACATAGCTTGTTGTATTTCATCTTCATACTTATCAAACTGATCCAAAGACATAGCAGCAATTTCCCGTTCAGTCCAAATTTTAGGTTGTTTAGCGTCTACAGTTGTCGTTTTAGTCGAAACTATATCTGCCGCCGAACCCGTCTCTCTGGGCTGTGATTTTATTTGAGTTTGCAACCCATTTTCCATTTTATAAAGATCGATGGCTTTTGAAGCTAATACAGCATTACTTGAATTATTATAAATCCACTCCTGTATTTGTTCCGGCTGTGTCTTAGCCCATACATGAAACTCATCAGAACCTCGTATATCCTCAAAATCAGGATGTCGATTCAATAAATCAGCTTCTGCTTCCCTTCTTACTATCTGTGCTTCACGCTGTTGAATAGATTGAAGTTGGTCTTGAAGTTGATTAACTTGTTCTGCGCTTCGTAAATGAGCTACAGTTTCAACCGTGTCATATAAATCAGGATATTCTTGTTTAAACTTTTCTAACTCTTCTGGAGTTTTGGGGGCTTGATATTCAGGTAAGGCAGATTTTGCCACAGCTAAAAGCTCTTGCTCCCGTTGTTTAAATTCAGATACCTTGTCATCATAATGACGCTTTAAGTCATCATATCTTTTTTTATAGTTAGTACGTTTTTTGGGGGCCGAATCATTAGGGGCCTCATCATTGGGGGTAGCCTGTTTCTCGGGTCGCTCAAAAAAAACTTGGTCCGCAGTATCCATATGTGGGCCATCTGGCGTATGCCAAGGCTTCTTCATATTATACGGATTTGGAACTTCTTCCTCAATTTGGGTTGCTTCATTCATGTTTTTCTCCTACGGGGCTTGTACTCTGCAAGGTAGCCATATTAATTCTTTCTTTAGGCCGTAAAGAAAAATTTATGGGGCTTGACCTGTCAAGGTAGCCGTAAATTAAAATTATCTAAGACTCGGAGATTTATTAGCCTTAATGCTCATTAACTTTCGTATATCATCATCAGTGCTTTTTCCTTCTCCCAATAATCCTAGATTTTCTTCATCATCTTGAAGTATACCTCCAAGATAACGACCTTCTCTCATTAGCCCACCATCATAAGCCCTTTCTGCTTCATCCATTAATGTTTGAAGATTATCGGGGCCTAATTGTTCAGTGGCCTTTTGAGTCATTACAAACTCTCCATCCGACAACCTAGCCGGTATCGAGTCTGATATACCATCTCCGGGGCCTTGGACTTCTCCTGCCCCCGAGAACTCAGAAGCTGTCTCAACAACCTTATCAAAAATTTGACTTAGTTGTGGGTCAGCTTCTAAAGTATTCGTTAAATATTGTTGTTCTTCTGGCTCTAATGCCTCATCCATAATAAAAGATACGTAATCTTCTTCCATTACTT